TACAACCTTAATTAGTATAGTAGTAGCATTAGTATTAAAAGTAATAAGTTACATATGAAAACCTCACTTTTTGCAATAGCACTAGTAATAGTCTTTGCGTTAGGACTATCATACAAACCAAACCCAACTGATAAAAGCGAGTACACCGACACTACGGACTGGAAAGGGTGGAGAAATAAACATGAGTATAAACCGTGGGAGATATAACGTATGGTAATATGAGTAGTTGTTTTACGTATTAAAAAGCACGAATTATGAATTTATTTGAGATTGAACCAAAGAAAGATGAAATTACGGAAACTTGCAAAACTTGTAAGCACCGACAAAGATGGCAATGCAATAGTAAAGTGTTCCAATATTGCGGTAAGCGTAAAAGCAACAGAACAGATAATGGATTGCTGAAAATTAAATGTAAAGACAAGGCTTGTTTATTGCACGAAATTGAGTAAAACAATTATTTATATTACGTGTTAGGCATCTTTTTTAATTGTGCCTAACGGTTAGGCTAAACATCCGCCTTTTTTGGTGGTGTTTTAGCCCGTGTTGTATGTAGTTAAATGAACGATAAACTTAATAGATAATGAAGATAACAAACGAAGATAACATGGAACTAATGGCAAGGTATGAAGATAATCACTTTGACCTTGCGATAGTTGACCCGCCTTATGGAATTGAAATGGCAAAAACAACAAATATACCAAACCCAAAAAAAGGTTTTAGAGGGAACGAACTACACAAGGAAAAAAAGTGGGATAACGAAACACCAGAACAAAAATACTTTGACGAACTAAAAAGAGTATCAAAAAATCAAATTATTTGGGGGGGTAACTATTTTACAGATAAATTAAAACCAACAAAATCTTGGATATTTTGGAGTAAAAAAGAAACAAAAACGCAAGGGAGTAATTTTTCAGATGGTGAACTCGCTTGGACGTCTTTTAAGAAAGTGACTACTTTGTTTGAATATGGGTGGATTGGTATAGACTATTGTAACAATGACAGGAAACAGAAAAAAATACACCCAACAGAAAAACCGATAGCTTTATATGAGTGGCTATTAGATAACTACGCTAAAAAGGGTGATAAAATATTAGATACTCACTTAGGTAGTGGCTCAATAGCAATAGCTTGTCACAATAGAAAGTTTGACCTTACAGCCTGTGAACTTGATAAAGAATACTACACTAAAGCAATGGAGCGACTAGAGCAACATAAAAAACAGCTCACTTTGTTTTAATTACATACAACACGTAACTAACCGCCGTTTTTAAAAGTTATAAATAATAGGTAATTAAATAATTATTATTATATTTGCCATTCCTGAGTTTTATTTTTGCTAAATAAACGATTAGGGGCAAGTTCGATGACTTGCCCCTTTTTTTATTTATTCTTACGTTCTGAATGTTTACCAAACTCACGTAAAGCGAAATAACCACCGTAAACAGTTGGAACTATTACGATTAATAAACTTGTGTACTCACTAGGTAAATAGACTTTAAAATAACCCATAACGAAATAAGATAATAATAACGCACTCATAAAATGTAGTGTAATTGGTCTAGCTGTCTTTGCTAATTTATTACCACTTTCATTATCACTTTTCCATCTATCGGTTAAATTACGCTCAATTATTTCTAATTCCTCTAAATCGTAATCTCTAGCCTTATCTAGTGAAATTTGGTCCATAGGTGAAGGATTTACTTTATCCTGGATCCAATTACCTAAATTCTCTATAGATTCCTTACCTGTTAAGTCTCCGAATATCTCAATACCTTTACCGAGTATATTAGGGAATTTCTCTTTAGCTAGTTTAAATAGTTTACCGTCTTTTAATTTTGGTCTATCTTTTTTCATACCGTTGGTGTTAATGTTGTTACGTTTATTTTAACTTCTTCACCCATTTCTAAAGCATCTGCAATAAGTGGGTAAAACTCCTTATAAGCTGCTGTACTTTGGCTAATCATATTACTTTCTGCATTAGCTTGTTGACCTACTAAAATACACCCAGCAGTATCTTTATCAGTATTACCAATGTGAATTAAAATATATTGAAACTCCATATTTTTAGTGATCAATTTACTATCAGGTGCATTAGAAATTAATAACATACCCTTATGGAAGTCAAATTTATTTTTATATTTGTTGTGAAACCTACCCTCTTTTCTAAAAGTTACATCATATAAACCATTTGGAATACGTGTCTCACCATACATTTTTTTAGTCCTTCCTTCATCTTCTATAGTAAAACATTTGAATTTACCATTTACCATTAACATACCGTCAGTATAGTTATTAGTCGAATTATACCTAATTAAATCTATTCTCATAATCTTTTTTTAACAAACTTACAAAAATTATTAGTATATTTGTTATTAAAATAAAACAACATGAGCAAAATTAAAGCATCTACCATATTAGGAATTGGGTATATTATACTACCTTTCTTAGTATTAGGAACATATAAAATATGGTCATTAGTATATAATTTATTCTTTTAAAAAGTGTCTGAAAAACTAACAGATAAGCAAAAAAGATTCTGTGAAGAATATGTAATAGATTGGAACGCTACAAGGTCTGCTATTGCTGCTGGATATAGTGAATCATCTGCAAAAGAGATCGGGTGTGAAAACTTAACAAAACCTAACATTAACGATTATATTGAAGATATTCAAAAAGATTTATCTAAATTAGCTGGTGTAAGTGCATTAGGTAACATCTTAGAGCTTAAAAAGATACTAGAGGTAGGAGAAGATAAGACAGCTAAAGAAAAGGCTAGTGACAGAATAAAAGCTTTAGAGGTTATAAATAAGATGTTAGGTTTTAATTCTCCTGATAAATCAGAGGTTAAACAAACAGACGTTACCATGACAGCTGAAGAACGTGAACAAATGATTAAGGATTTAAGGGATAAGTTATAGCTGTTATGATTACAGACAGTGAACTACTATTATTGAATAAGTTAGTGCATGAAGATGAAGTGCATAAGGCTAAAGATGATTTACTTAAATTCACGTGTAAAACAATGCCTGAGTTTAAAGCTGGTAATTTTCATTTAGTGTATTATCATTTATTGGATCTATTCGCTAAAGGTAAGATTAAACGCTTAATGATTACTATGCCACCTCAACACGGCAAAAGTGAGGGTAGCACAAGACGTTTACCAGCTTATTTATTTGGTCGTAACCCAGATGTAAAAATAGCGGTAGCATCATATAATACAACTTTTGCACGTAAATTTAATAGAGATATTCAACGTATAATAGATACTAAAGAATATCACGAAATATTTCCAAAAACCTTACTAAACGCATCTAATGTAGTAACCGTTTCAAGCTCATTTTTACGTAATAGTGAAGAATTTGAGATAGTAGGACATAGAGGTAGTCTAAAAGCTATTGGAAGAGGTGGAGCGTTAACGGGTAATAGTGTTGATGTTATGATAATGGATGATTTGTATAAAGATTATGCAGAAGGTAACAGTCCAATTATTAGGGATACAGTATGGGATTGGTACACTACAGTAGTTAAAACCCGTCTACATAATGATAGCCAAGAGTTAATAGTGTTTACACGTTGGAATGAAGATGATTTAATAGGACGTTTAGAACGTAAAGAAAATGTAATTACCATCAACTCATTAGATGACCTAGAAAACGTTAATCCTAATGACTGGGTAAAGATTAACTTTGAAGCTATACAAACACAAGAACCTACAAAAATAGACGAACGGGTAAAAGGTGATCCATTATGGAGTTATAAGCACAACCTTGAGAAGTTAGAAAGTACACGTTTATTAGACCCTGAAAACTTTAACTGTTTATATCAAGGTAATCCAAAATCTAAAGAGGGGTTACTTTATAGTGAGTTTAAGACCTATAATAACCTACCTGGATTAAAGATTAAGAAAGGTATAGTAGATACAGCTGATAAAGGTACAGATTACCTATGCGCTATTAGTTACGGTGAGCCATTAGATAGTAATGATGATAATATTTACGTGTTAGATGTGCTTTATACGCAGCAACCAATGGAAGTGACGGAGGGGTTAACTGCTGAATTCCTTATAAATAATGGTGTAAATAGTGTAGATATTGAGAGTAATAACGGTGGACGATCATTTGCACGTGTAATAGATGATAAAACACCGTCTAATTTAACCGTTAATTGGTATCATCAAAGTGATAATAAAGAGAGTAGAATTTTCTCTAATAGTGCTACGGTATCTAAAAGGATAGTATTCCCTGAACGTTGGAGCATAGACCACCACGAATTTTACGACCACGTAACGAATTTCAAGAAACTATTTAAGGCTAATAAGTTTGATGATTGCGCAGATACGTTGACCAGTATCATAGAAAAGTCAGAAAATAACTTTTTTATAGTTTAATTCGGATAAGTTTATTAAATTTGTAAAACATTAGACGTTGTAATTTAATGTATTAAAAACATTTTCATTCTCGTGTATTGTTTTTAGATATTTAAAACCACATTATTAATTTAGTGTGGTTTTTTTAATGTATATTAAATATATTTGTTTATATTTGCCATAAATAAAACAAAAAGGAATTATGAAAC